ATGATCGTGCCCGCTACCACGCACAAGCGCCAGCGGCACCTAAAGCAGCGGAGTTCATCACCCTATGAAATCAACCATCCTAGAGTTGTCGGGCATTGTCCTCGTCATCGCAGGTCTCTGGCTCATCGAGCCGCTGAGCCTGATCGCTGCCGCTGGTGCCGTCCTTGTCGCTCTCGGCTATACCTGGAGGGACTAAGTGAGCATCCTGCGTCGCGTCTTCACCTCATCCGAGCAGCGATCATTGACGCTGCAAAACCTCACGCCGCTCGCCTTTGACAAGGTTCCCTTCCTCGGCAACCGTGAGGTTGATCAGAAGGCGGCGCTCGGACTCACGGCAGCCTACGCCAGCGTGCGACTGCTTGCCGATGTCGTCTCATCCTTCCCTCTTGACGCCTATCGCCGCGACAACGGCATCCGACGACCGTACCGTCCAGCGGGCGCGAAGCCGTCGTGGATGCTCACGCCGATCCCTGACGAGCCGACCTACACGATCAACCAGCTCATCAGCGAGATCGTGGTGTCTCTCTACACGGACGGCAACGCCTTCATCTACGCGCCGCGCGACGAGCGTGGTGAGGTGCTGGAGGTGCGAGCCGTTGACCCGCGCCGCGTGGAGATCTACCGCGAAGGTCGCGAGATCAAATACAAGATCCATCAGGGGCAGGGCCAGCCGACGGCGGTTTACGGGCAGGAGACCATCCTGCACATCCCGCTCATCGCGATGCCAGGCGAACTTCGCGGCATCAACCCGATCCATCAACTCCGCGTCTCCCTTGCCCTCGGCTTGACGCTTGAGGACTACGCGAGCAACTTCTTCCGCACCGGCAGCACGCCAACGGGCATCATCGAGGTGCCGACTGATCTGACCAAAGAGCAGGGCGAGCAGCTCAAGGCGGGCTGGGCACGCCATCACAGCGGGCAGAATATGCACACGCCAGGCGTGCTCACGGGCGGCGCAACCTTCAAGCCGCTCACCTTCCGACCTGAAGACGCGCAACTCCTCGCCTCGCGACAGTTCAATGTTGAGGAGGTTGCCCGCATCTTCCGCATCCCGCCGAATCTCTTGCAGGTCACGACGCCAGGCGCGATGTCCTACAACTCGGTGGAGCAGCAGAACCTCGCCTTCGTGCAATACACCCTGCGACCGCTCGTGGAGATGATCGAGCGACCGCTCAGCACGCTGATCCTCCTGCCAGACGCCTTCGTCAAGTTCTCAATGGACTCCATCCTGCGAGGCACGACGAAGGATCGCTACGACACCTACCGCGTCGGGCTTCAAGAGGGCTGGCTCAATGTCAACGACATTCGTAAGTTTGAGGACTTCGGGCCGATTGAGTCAGGCGACTCCTACCGAATGCCTCTCAACGAAGCCGATGCCGAGACCGCGATGCTCTCCACGAAGGTAGACATCGTAGCGAAACTCGTGCAGGCTGGCTTCTCTCCAGCCGACGCCTCACGCCTTGTCGGAATCAAAGTCGCGCACACTGGCGCAGCGCCAGTGACCGTGCAGCAACAGAACGCAGCTGAGGATGACACCGAGAAGCGCGAGGTCATCCAGCCGATCATAAATGTCACCGTTCCGACGCCTGAGGCGCGCACGCGCCGAGTAGAGCGCGACGAGAGCGGCAATATCACCGCAATCGTAGAGGAGTAGACCGATGGCACTGACCCCAACGACACGCAACACGATGCTCGGCACGATCACGAGCAATGTCACGCACTTCAGCCTGCACACGGCTGACCCAGGCACGGCTGGCACCGCAGAGGTCACAGGCTCCCCGTACACGCGCGAGGCGGCATCGTGGGCAGCGGCATCAGGTGGCACCGCAGCCACAAGCGCGGAAGTTGTCTTTGATGTGCCTGGCTCTACGACGATCACGCACATCGGCTATTGGTCGGCATCTACCGCAGGCACCTTCTACGGCAGCCGCTCACTCGATGCTTCGCAGACCTACGCCACGACGGGAACCTACACGCTCGCCAGCGGGAACATCACCGAATCCCTGACCTAACCAATGGCGACGGGCCGTTGGCAACCAAGCGCCACGAAGGGCGCGATCTGGGACGCATACGAATGGGGACTAGGGCCTGAGGCAGACGGGAGCGTCGCTGGCGTCACCACGAGCGCAGGATCTGCGACGGGGCGCGAGAACGATCTCGGGATCATCACCGGCATCACCACGAGCGCGTTCAGCGTGCTCGGCGTGCTGGATATTGCAGCCTCGATCAACGGAATCACAGAGAGCACAGGCACGGCGCAGGGCACAAAGCCAGGCGCAGCTTCGCGTCCAGGCTACTACGCACAGCGACCAGTGCCAGTCTTCAAGCCGCAGGCAATCGCCTTCAAGGGCGAGGTGTTCGCCTACTCCTTCTCTCGCGGCACCGCTCGCGGTGCTCAGGGCTTCGCGGGCCGCGCAATCAGCGCACCGCTCACGACCGAAGGTCGCGCCGCACGCTCCGCGTGGGGCTACGCAGGGCGGGTCAAGGCAGCGAGCCACACCAAAGAACTGCGGGCCAAAGGATGGGGTCGCACACACGAAGAACGCCGACACGAGGAAGATCTCCTCGTGCTCAACCTGAGGTGATCAGATGACCTTCCGCGCAGAGCAATACAGCATTGGAACAGCGGCGGCGGCAATCGCCACTGCGACGGCAAAGAACATCCACGAGATCTCAATGGAACTCGGCGCGAACAAGAACATCTGGGTTGGCGGCGCAGCCGTCACAAGCACCACAGGGTTTGAGATCGTCAAGGGCGGCCTTACGACGCTCAAGATCGGCAACGGCGATGTGCTTTACGCCATCTCTGACTCTGCCGATACCGTGCTGGATGTGTACGACTTCCAGGTTGATCCGTAATGCCGTACTTCATCACCGATGACAGCGCACAGTGCAGCGGCTGGGCGGTCGTCAAGCAGGACGGCGAAGTGATGGGCTGCCATACCACCAAGCAGGACGCCATCGCACAAATGGTCGCGATCTCGCAGGCTGAAGGCATTGAGCCTGGCGGCGAGCGCGCCTTGCCAGACAACTACCGTCCCGCACTCGCTCCTGATGTGCCCGAAGGCCGCGCCTGCGGCAACTGCCACTTCTACAACGAAGATATGGTTCAGGGCGACAAGGCGTATTGCGAGAAGTGGGAAGCCTATGTCAACGGCGCGTACTATTGCAATGCGTGGCAGCCGCACGAGGAAGAGGAAGCAGGCTACGGCTACGACGACGAAGACTACGACGACGAAGACGAGGATGACTACGAGGACCGCGCCGATGCGCCCGCTCCGCCGAAAGATCAGATCACGGGCAGCGACGAGAATGAGCCAGGCTCCGCAGGAAATAAGACCGGCGACATCACGCTGACTGAAGCCACGGAGACTGCGCTTCAGAACAAGGCCGATGCCCACAACGAAGAGATGAACAAGCAGGATCGCCCGAACTGGACGCGGGTGCGCGTCGGATCGCTGCGATCCGTGTATCGCCGAGGATCGGGCGCATACTCAGTCAGCCATCGCCCAGGCGTCAGCCGAGCGGCGTGGTCAATGGCTCGCGTCAACGCCTTCCTCTACCTCGCACGCACGGGCGCACCAAAGAACTCTGCCTATGTCGGCGACAACGATCTGCTTCACCCAGATCATCCGCGCTATCGCAATGAGGAGCGCGCTCCGATCAACCCAGACGGCTACAAGCCGACCGAGGCAATGCAGGCAGAGGCGAGGCGCGGCCTTGATTGGCGCGCTGAGTTTGGACGCGGCGGGACCCTTGTGGGCGTGGCTCGCGCACGCGACATCGTGAATGGCAGCAACCTGCCGTTTGAGACGGTGGTGCGGATGCGCTCGTTCTTTGCACGACACGAAGTGGACAAGCAAGGTCAAGGATTCAATCCCGGCGAAGACGGCTATCCGTCCGCTGGCAGGATCGCGTGGGCGCTTTGGGGCGGCGACGCGGGTAAGCGGTGGGCCGACAATATCGTCGAGAACGCCGAGCGTAAGGAGAAACCGAAGATGGCAATCGAGTACCGACAGTTCCAGACGGAGATCCGCGCGGAAGGCGAGGACGGGCACACCTTCACGGGTTATGCCGCCATCTTCAACTCCGAAGCCGAAGGGCTGAGCACGCGGGAGATCATCAAGCCAGGCGCGTTCTCCAAGAGCGTAGCTGCGGCTGAGCGCGGCGAGTGGGAAGTCAAGGCGCTTCAGGATCACGATCCAAAGTACTTCCTCGGCTCAACCAAGACCGGCACGCTGGATCTTGAAGAGGATGATCGCGGCCTCAAGGTGCGCGTCTCCCTCAACCCAGAGGTGACCTTCGCCTCCGACCTCGCCGCAATGCTGCGCCGAGACGGTGCGGCGATGGGAATGTCCTTCGGCTTCTCCGTGCCGAACAAGGGCGATGCCTACGACGACAAGGGCGTGCGTGAGCTGCGGAATGTCCGCCTGCACGAAGTCAGCCTCCTGACGGGCAACCAGCCCGCCTATCCAGCCACCATCGGCTTGGGCGCAGTCCGTTCGCTCTCTGAGCGCACCGAGATTGACCCATCAACGCTGATGCGTGCCTTTGACGCACTTCTCGCGGGAGCGCCCGATGCGGATTCAGCCGCAACGCTTGATCTCGCAATCCGCAAGATCAGTCCTGATCTGCGGCCTGAACCTGAGACTACAACGGAGCCAGAGGAAGCCGATGACCGGCTCGTACCTCTCTCTGTTCGTGAGCGCCAGTTGGCACTTGCCAAACTGGAACAGCAGATTCGCTAGGGCGCAGCGCGAGGGCCTCACGGCACCACCGCTGGACGCACCACCGATGACGCAATCAACCCCAAACCAGAAAGCGTAAGGAGTTAGACCAATGTCTGACATCACCAAGACGCTTCACGAGCAGTACCGAAACGATTGGGAAGAGGCGAAGTCTCTTCTCGCTCGTGCGGCTGACGAGAAGCGCGAACTTTCCGCAGAGGAAGAGGCTCGATGGACGAGCCTGAACGATTCAATGTCTGCACGCAAGGCCAAGATGGATCAGGTTGCTGCCGCTGAAGAGCGCAGTGAGAAGATCGGCGCACTCGCAGAGCGCGCACTCAAGGTTGAGAATGCAGTCAAGGCTGACAACGATAGCGATGTCCTTCGGGCAATCGCAACCGGCGAGAAGCGACGCGCTCAGTTTGAGATCCGCGCTCTTGCATCCGCAGCCGCAACCGTCCCAGTCACCTTCGCCGACTTCGTTGTCGTCGCGTTGACTGAGGGCAACCCGATCTACGAAGGCGCAACGAAGCTTCGCACGACCACGGGCGAGCAGATCACTCTGCCACGCGTGACGGCGAACCAGTCAGCCGCTTTCGTGACCGAAGGTTCAACGATCACCCCAGCCGATCCGACGATCTCGTCAATCACCCTCTATGCGAACAAGATCGCCAGCCTGACGCTTTTGTCGGCTGAACTTGTCCGCGATTCTGGATTTGACATCCTCGGCACAGTGGGCACCCAGGCGGGGGCCCAGATTAGTTTCGTTAGCGGTTCAGCGATGACCATCGGCACCGGCACGGTTCTGCCACAGGGCTTCGTCTCTGCGGCAACGGGCTTGAGCACCGCAACAAAGGCAGGCACCGTCTCGGCGACCTTCTTTGATGCGCTTGACCTTGCAACCGTCCTTTACTCGCTCAATCCTTCGTATCGCAACACCAACACTGTTTGGCACGCGGCTACGACGGCAGTGAGCAAGCTCCGCAAGTTGCAGGATCTCAACGGGCAGTTTGTCTTCCAGCCGTCAATGGCGGCTGGTCAGCCTGACACCCTGATGGGATACCGACTCAAGGAGAATGTCCATATGGCAGCGGTGGCTTCGGCCTCCAAGTCAGTGGCCATTATCCACGAGCCTTCGTACTATGTACGAGAACTCCCGATTGAGGTTGCGTCGTCAAGCGACTACCTCTTCAACACAAACCAGATTGCGCTACGCACTCTGTATGGTGTTGACGGAAACATCCCTGACCTGAACGCGGTCAAGGTGCTCGTCTCGGCGAACACCTGATCCTAGCGATCTAGGCTCAACCCTCCCGTCGGGCTTCGGCTCGGCGGGAGGACAAATAACAGGAGGAGGCAGCACCGTGAGAATCGGTTGGACATCTAACGCGCCGTGGGCACCCACGGGATACGGCACACAGACGAACGAGATCGTCCCGCGCCTTGCAGCCGATGGGCATAAGGTCGCGATAATGGCGAACTACGGCTTCGCTGGCTCCACGATGGAGTGGCGACCTGGCATCCCCGTGATGGGACAAGGGCTAGACGCCTACAGCAATGACCTCACGCCCGCGCAGATCGGCAACTGGATCAACCAGACGACCGAGGATGGCGCAGGGCTGGGCATCTCTCTCTACGATGTCTGGGTATACAAGTCGCCGCAGTGGGACGAGATCCCAATGGCGTCGTGGACGCCTGTTGATCACAGCGTCGTACCTGAAGAGGTCAAGGCGTGGTTCAACCGTAAGGGCGCAGGCAAGTGGGCTATCGCGATGAGTCGCTTTGGCGAGCGCGAACTGCTTGATGCTGGACTAGAGCGCGACCGACTCTTCTACGCGCCGCACAGCATTCCGCTTGACATCTTCAAGCCTACGCCATCCAACATCCGCGCCGACCTGAATATTCCAGCCGACGCGCACCTCACGATTTGCCCGCAGGCGAACAAGGGCGTCACCCCGATCCGCAAGGCGTGGCCCGAACTGCTCCTCGCGTGGAGCCGCTTCGCACAGAAACACACCGATGCCTACCTCTACCTTCACACTGAGATGTTCGGTCTCGCTAACGGCACGAAGTTGGAGCGGCTGCTCAAGGCGGTCAACGCCCCGATGGATCGGGTGCGAGCCGTGCCGCAGTTCGCCTATCGGCAGGGGCTGGATCAGGCGGTGCTCGCCAAGTGCTACACTGCAGCCGATGTGCTCCTTCAGCCCAGCAAGGGCGAGGGCTTCGGCATCCCGACAATCGAGGCGCAGGCGTGCGGCACGCCCGTGATCGTCACGAACTGGACGGCAATGCCCGAACTCGTGGGCGTCGGCTGGAAGGTCGGCGGTCAGCCAGAGTGGGATGAGCTGCAGACCGGCTGGTGGATGACCCCGAATGTTGACGAGATCGTAGACGCGCTGGAGCAGTCCTACGCGCTCAAGGCTGACACCGAGAAGGCGAAGGCAGCGTCCGAGGCGGCGGTTGCTTTCGCATCTAACTACAGCACCGAGAAGGTCTACGCCGAGAACTGGCGTCCGATCCTCAAGCAGATCGAGTCTGAGATCCCGAAGGCGAGCGGCCTGAACCGCGAACAGCGGCGAGCCGCCAAGCGCAAATGAGCGTCACGGTTGTCACGGCAACGCTGCCTGAGCGGGAGAAACTGCTCAAGCGAGCCGTTGATTCGGTGCGAGAGCAGATCCTCCAACCAAGCGCACACCTGATCGGCGTGGATTATGCACGACGCGGCGGCGCGGCAATGAAGAACGATCTGGCTTTTGCCGCGCAGACCAAGTGGATCGCGCTGCTAGACGATGATGACTACCTCTACCCCAATCACCTGTCCTCGCTCGTTGAGGCTGCGGAGCGCGACGGATCTGACATCGCCTACTCCTACGATGACGGTGCAAGGATGTACCGCGTCGGCTTTGAGGCGAACGCGCTGCGATCTAGCAGCATCGTCAGCCACAACGCCATCGTTCGCACCGCGCTCTTCAGAGAGTTGTGCGGCTTTGATGTCATCAAGGGCTACGACTGGCACTTCTGGGTCAAGGCGCTCAACCACGGCGCGAAGTTCACACTCGTGCAAGAAGCGACCTGGTTCTACGATCTCAGCAACGAATGGAAGCACGAGAGCCGACCGTGATCGTCATCCTCGCCGCTGGCAAAGCATCACGGTTAGGCGGCACGAACAAACTGCTCGTGGAGGCGGCTGGGCTGCCCGTGCACGAGTGGCACCGGCGTGCGGCTGGCAAACAGCCGACCTACGCGGTTGTGAGGCGAGACGACGAGAAGTCGGTGCTCAGCGCCGCTCCCTGGCTGGCTGGGGTGATTCCCCACGATGAGGCAGACGGCCCGTCTGGGGCGCTCCTGAGTGCCTCTACGGGGCTTCCAGGCGGCGCGCTCACCGTGCTCTTCGCCGATACCCTGCTCCCGCAGGTGCCAACGCACGATGGCGACTGGGTGGGTGTAGCTGCGGCACCGTGGAGAATCTGGGACTACTACGACGCTTCCACCGAAGGCGGCTGGACGCGCGGCATTCCCGAAGTGCTTGTATGCTGCGGCATCTACCGCTTCACCAATCGCGAACTCCTCAATGACATCTGCTATGACCTCAAACTCGGCTCAACCAATGAAGTGCATATGGCTGATGTTCTGAGGTCGTATGCACCTCACCAGCCGCTCACGGAACTCATCGTGTCCGGCTGGCAGGATGCTGGCGACCCTGACGCGCTCAAGCGTGTCCAACCAATCAAGGAGACCTGATGGCAATCACGAACGGCTACACGACCGGCTCTGCGGTCAAGACGGCTCTGGGCATCATTGACGCAACCTCGGACACCGAGTTGGAACTCGTGATCGAGTCGGTCAGCCGCCTGATTGACGATTATTGCGGGCGATTCTTCTATCAGTCCGCTGCATCCACCGCCTTCTACACGGCGCAGGACTATCTCGTGCAGCCGATTGACGACTTCGCCAGCGTCTCCGCGATCACGACTGACGGCGATGCCAACGGCACCTTCAGCACCTCGTGGGTCATCAACACCGACTGCGCGCTTGCGCCGTTCAACGCAGCGACTACTGGACGACCGTTCACCGAGGTCATCGCGCTCACCGAAGGCGCGAACACCTTCCCTGTGGAGATCGTCAAGGCGGTCAAGATCGTCGGAACACGCGGCTGGCCTTCAGTGCCCAAGCCCGTAGAGATGGCAACCATCATCCAAAGCGGGCGTATCTTCAACCGACGCAACACTCCATTCGGAATCGCAGGATCGCCGGAAGTGGGGCAGATGCGTCTGCTCGCACGCCTTGACCCTGATGTGGAGCAGATGCTGCGCGCCTACCGCGTCGCAGCCCAGGCGGTCTAAATGGCGCTGGATACCTACGCCATCGGCACGGCGCTCGCCGCTCGATTCTCGGCTGCCAACACGACGCCCCCTGCGGGCTACGACGAGGTGCGGCTAGCGACGGCGAACCCGCCTGATATGATCTCGGTGTTTCCGTCCGTGGTGGTCTTTCCCCCTTCCACCACGGCGGAATACGGCCCCAATCGCCTCGTGCGACAGATTCACCGCTTCCCCGTGCGCTTCTATGTGGCAAAGGGGATGGGCACCGACCGTGCAGTCAAGGCGCTCTACGCCTGGCGCGATGTGCTCGTAGAGGGCGTGGTCAGCGATATGCAGCTCGGCTTGCCGAATGTCGTCGTCAAGGCACTCGTGCCGGATATCCGTATGGGAGAATCCGAGTACGGCGGCGAGATGTTCGCCGTGATCGAGATGCAGGTGGAAGTGACGACTCGCGAAGTGCTGAGCACGATCGCCCCGTAATGGCAGAAACCAAAGTCTCTTTCAGTATCCAATACAAGACCGAAGCGACCGAGCGCTACTTCTCGCAGTTCTATGGTTCTGAACTAGAGGCAGTGCTTGAGGCAATGCGCGATGCTGCTGGTAAGGCGATGCAGCCAGTCTTGCAGCAGTCGTATCTCTCTAGGGGCGTTGGTCGTAAAACAGGGAACCTGTATCGCTCAATCAAGCCAGTCAAAATCAAGCGACAGCCAGGCACCATCGGCGTCATTGCTGGCCCGATTCCAGGCAAGCGCGGCGGCAATCATCGCCATCTGATTGAGTTTGGCACGGGAGCGCACCGTATTTATCCGAAGGAAAATGGGATTTTGCGAGCAGCATTCGGCTATGCCAAGTTGGTTGAGCACCCTGGTGGTCGAGCAAAGCCGTTCGTCACACCAGCAGCAGCCAGCGCATTGGAAGCAGGTCAGCAAGCGGCTGACGCAGTTCTTGGAAGATACTTGGAGAAGGCAAACGCCCTCTCCTCTGTAGAAGAAAGTTAGGAGAAACAAATGGCAGTCAACCAGTTACTCAAACTCGTGGGAGCGCTTGAATCAACGGCTGGTTCCGCTGCCACCGCAACCCGAGTCCTCTACGCGAATGAGGCAACCCCTTCACAGGAAGTCACGAGCATCGCTAACACGACGCTTCGCGGCACCTACTTTGAGGCGTATGAGATCAACCCTGGCGTTGAGCGCAACGGCTTGAACATCGCAGGGCCTGTCCTCTACAGCCAGATTCCGTTCTGGCTTGAGAGCAGCGTCAAGGGCGGCGTCACGCCTTCCGGCACCGTCGCGCCATACACCTGGACTTACAGCCCGAACAGCGGCACGGCGAACGCGCCGAAGACCTTCACCGCTGAGTGGGGCTGGGCAGACGGCGGCACCGTCGTCCCAACCTACAAGTTGGCTGGCTGCGCCACGGACGAACTGAGCATCTCCTATGTCAAGGACGAGGCGGTCACCTTCACGGCGACAACCATCGCCGCAGGCACGGTCGCGCTCGGAACTGCATACAGCGCCTCACCAAGCGATACCACACAGGTCAGCGTGCTCGGCGTAGACGCAGCCGTGTTCATTGACGCGACGACGATCGGCTCAACCGCCGACACCTCGGTGCAAGAGGCAACCTTCACGCTCACGCGCGGACTCGTCCGACGCGAAGTGCTTGACGGAACCTCGGCAGCCGTGGATACGGTGGCTCCTGTTGCGCGACAGGCGCGACTTGAGATCGTCCGATACTTCACGAACCGCAACGAACTTGATCAGTTCCTGCTCAAGAGCGAGCGAAAGATTCGTATCTTGTCCACAGGGCCAACGCTCGGCGCGGGCACCTATGAGTTCCAGTTGGACTTCTATGGTGTGGCAGACACTCACGAGATCGCGGAAGTTGATGGCGTCATCGTGGCGAACATCACCTATCGTGGCATCGTGGACTCGTCCGCTGCAACGGACTTCTCCATCGTGGTAAAGAACAACCTCGCAACGATTTCCTAAGCAGGACAAGGAGGCAGAATGCTAAAGGCAAAGACGACCAAACTTGAACTGACCGGCGATCTCGCTGGTCACTGGGTTGAAGTTAGAGAGTTTACTTGGGGCGAGATCAAGGCTATCCGCGCCGCAGACTTGAGCGAAGAAGAGAGTATGGACAAGATGCTTGCCCTGATCTCCTCGCAC